AAGAAATAATAAATCTAATAAATAAAATAAAATGAAAATTAAATTGGAATATGTTTGGTTAGACGGATATAAACCTGAACCTAACCTAAGAAGTAAAGTTAAGATTGTTGATTATGAATCTGTTAAGAATGCGTTCCTCGACGGAAATTTTCCTATGTGGAACTTTGATGGATCATCAACCAATCAAGCTGACACGGGAAACTCTGATCGTTTGTTAAAACCTGTGAGACATTACGCACCGCTTAATTTTTTAAAAAATAATAATCCTGTATACATTCTATGTGAGGTAATGAATCCAGATGGAACACCACACGAATCTAATAAAAGATCTGAAATTGGTGAAAATTTTGAAGACCTTTGGTTTGGTTTTGAACAAGAATATTTTATTCGTGAAGAAGTTAATGGTAACATTTTAGGTCACAAGAGAAATATTCTTAAAGGTCAAGGTGAGTATTACTGTGGTGTTGGTCAAAACGTTGTTGGTCGTCCATTTGTTGAAGAACATTTGAATATGTGTCTTGATTATGGTATTGATATTACTGGAACAAATGCCGAAGTTGCACTTGGGCAGTGGGAATATCAAGTATTTTCTCAAGGTAAATTAAAAGGTGGAGACGATCTTTGGATGACTAGATACTTCTTACTTAAAACTGCTGAAAAATATGGTTATCATATTGAACTTCACCCAAAACCAATAACACACGGAGAGTGGAACGGTTCAGGACTTCATACAAACTTTTCAACTGATATGATGAGACATGATGGTAACGAGAAATACTTCATGGCACTATTCAACGCACTTGAGTCAAGACATGAGGACCATATTAAGGCTTATGGGTCAAACAATCACCTACGATTGACTGGTGAGTATGAGACACAGGCAATTGATAAATTCAGTTGGGGTGTGTCTGACCGCGGAGCATCAATCAGAGTTCCTCAGGACACCGCAAAAGAATGGAAAGGATATGTTGAAGATCGTAGACCAGGATCAAATGCTGATCCATACAAAATCATTCGTGAGATTGTCAACTCATTATATGTTGCTCAACTTCTTTATGATACAAAGACTATGATGACCTCATTTGTCGATATGGATGGTCTTACTGGAAAATACGGTACAATGTCTAACGAGGAGTTATTAAAAGAATATAGAGAAGAATAATATGGCGGATTTGAACCACATATTTAAAAATAGGGAGGACTTACCTGAGTTTTTGAATAAACTTAATTTGAATAATAAAGGGGTTGAGTTAGGTTCATTTAAAGGTGAGTTTGCTAAGACCATTACTTCAAATTGGTCAGGTAAACTTTATATGATTGATGTTTGGAGGCCGTTATCTGAAGAAGATTACGACGATACCTCAAATCATAAAAACCACATAGACGCATATACAATTGCAATGAACAATATTAAAGGGTTTGAAGAAAAAACTTTTATGTTGAGAATGGACGGGTCGGAAGGGTCAAAACTGTTTTCTGACGAATCTTTAGATTTTGTCTACATTGATGCCAATCATACATATGAATCGGTTAAACAAGATATTGATGATTGGTATAGAAAAGTAAGGAGGGGAGGATTAATTATGGGACACGATTATTTACCTGATTATTTTTATGATGGTAAACAAGAAAAAAATCAAGCTCTATACACTTTTCCTGATGGAAAACCTGAGGAGGCACAATATGCCGGTATGTTTGGGGTTAATCCGGCAGTCGAAGAGTTTGCAAAAGAAAAGAACTACAAAATTTATAAAACAGATGAATTTTTAGCCACTTGGTGGTTTATTAAAAAATAGAATATGGAAAAAGAACAAGTTAACCATCCACAACATTACGGTGGTGAAGATAATCTTTATGAAGCAATCAAAGTAATTGATGCTTGGGATTTAGGATTTAGTTTAGGAAATACAGTTAAATATATTAGTCGTGCAGGAAAAAAAGGAAAAGACAAAGAACTTGAGGACCTCAGAAAGGCATTATGGTACCTCCAACACCACATCGAGACAATCGAAAAAGAAAACAGGTCTTGATAAAGAAATTAGTGTTTGGGATGCCCTCACAACACCAAATGAATTATTAAGAGAAACTCTTATTAACTTTATGTGGGGGTTTTTAGGGAACTCTATTGTGGTTTTTGCCGCAAAAGAACTGGACTTTTTAGTACTCATTAATTATATTGTTTATTACATACTAATTTCTTATATTGTGAATAGGAAGAAATATGAGACTATGTTAGGTAAGTTCATTATTCTTCCTGGATCTGCGGCGGCAGGTGCTTTTACAGGATATAAGTTAGCACAAATAATCTCAAATTTCATTTAAAAATGAGAAAAGGTTGGAACTCAAATGATTTTCAAGGAAGATCAAAAGATCATATGGAAAGAAACTATAGGATTTTTGCCTTTATATTAGCATTATGTTGGTTGGTGGGAACCGGACTTGTTTTATACAAATTAATTGATTACATTTTTTAATCTATACTAATATGAAATACTACAAAATCACACTTGGTCATAAAGGATCAGAAATCTATCCGTTCAAGTTAAACACTGAACAGTATAACACATTCCAAGAAAAAAGAGTTGAGTTCGATGAAATGGAATACGAACAAATTTGTGAGGTTTTAGGTGTTGAAGACTATTTTGATTCACCATTAGACTCCTTAATGGGTCCTTATCCTGAAACTTTTTATATGAAAGTTGAAGATGAAGATGGTAATTTGATTTATGAAACTGAAGAGTTTAATTACGACAAATCAGATTATGAAGAAAAATATTGTAGTCAAGAGGCATATCTTATTATAGAAGATTATTGTAAAGGAGAACACTTAGTTTATGACATACCTTTGGAGGAAGATTTTGACATTGAAAAATTAAGATTTGAAGTCAAAGACGTTGGTTGTAGAGTTGAAATTGTCACGGATATCTTATACGATGATAAAAAATTTGGAATTTATAAATCATTTGGTGATACCTCAAGTAAGGGATATTATTACCATTTAACAGCAGGAATTTAAAAAATGATAGAAACAGGAAAAATAATAAACGGAGATTGTATTGAGGTGATGAAGACATTACCTGAGGGTAGTGTTGATTTAGTTGTCACCAGTCCACCATACGGAGTAGGAATTGATTACGATGTCCATGAAGATGATATGGAGTTTAGAGACTATGAAGATTTTGCCAAATCATGGTTGACTGAAGTTTACCGTGTGTTAAAGGACGATGGTCGTATTGCTTTGAACATACCGTATGAAATTAACAGACAGAAAAAAGGTGGACGTATCTTTTTTGTGTCTGAGATGTGGCAGATAATGAAACAAATTGGATTTGGGTTCTTCGGTATTGTGGATTTGGAAGAACAATCACCACATAGAAGTAAGACTACAGCTTGGGGTTCTTGGATGAGCCCGTCAAGTCCTTACATCTATAACCCAAAAGAATGTGTTATATTGGCATATAAAAAACAACACATTAAAAAAATCAAAGGTCAACCACAATGGACTGGAGAATTAACTGAAATTGAAAATGAAGATGGATCAAAAAGAAATAAGATGGTCTATGACGAAAACGATAAGAAAGAATTTATGGAACTTGTGTTTGGTCAGTGGAATTACTTTGCAGATACTAAATCACTCACCAAGGCAACTTTCTCGATGGACATACCAACCAAAGCGATTAAGATATTATCCTACAAAAACGATGTAGTTTTAGACCCATTTGCAGGATCAGGAACTAGTTTAGTTGCTGCAGAGACGCTAGATAGAAGATGGTTAGGTATTGAATTATCACCAAACTATTGTGATGTTGCTAGAGGTAGAGTTCAGACATTTGTTGATGAAAAACATAAAGTAAAAGTTGAGGAATCAAATTGATACTTTATCACCTTCTTTAATATTATATTTTTTACATTCATTTCCGGGCAACTCCAAAACCATATCACCTGAACCCTCGTAATGTTCACATTCGGGGGTTTTACATGGAGAACAATTATGATGTATTTTTGAAATAATACCATCTTTTATAAAAATTATATCTAATGGTACCAAACAATTTTTCATCCAAAAGTTATGAGATTCGTCATCCATTAAAAATAACATACCATCAAAACCATCAAAATCTTTACCCATCATACCATTTTGAATGTCTTTTGGGGTAATGACACATTTTACATCGTATAAGTTAGTATTTATAATTAAATCCATATATCAATAAATATGAAAAAGTTTGAAAGATGGTCTGGTGTAATATTAAAAAAGAACGATAAAGTTCTTATGTGTAAAAGAGCACCCAATAAAAGTTTACCTAATGTATGGTCAATTCCATCTGGACACATTGAAGATGGGGAGTCTCCAGGTCAAGCGGCAATAAGAGAGTATTTCGAAGAAACAAATATAGAATTACCAACCAACATCCAACTTGTTGGGTTTGTGGATAAGTTTAATGAAGATGAAACCACAAAAAGAGGTATGATGTATGTATTTTATACAGAAACCGATGATGAGAATGTGGTCCCTGATCTTGAAAAAGCATCTGACGGATTTGAACACACAGAATGTAAGTTCTTTTCTTACGATGAATTGCCTAATCAAAAGAAAAATGAAGATTTATTGAAAATAATTAAAAAAATTTTCAAATAGTTGTTTGTGGATTGATTGAAATCACTATCTTTGTAGTGTAATCATTTAAACCCATCACAATTATGTCTACCATCACTCAAGTCCAAAATTATCAAGGTTCTAACTCTTTCATCATAAAGATGAAACAAGCAATCTCCAAATACGGTTCTTTAACCGCTAAACAAACCGAGGCGGTTGAAAAAATCCTTAACGCACCTGTTGAGGCAAAACAAGTAGAACTTACTGAGGATATGAAAAAGATCCAATCCTATGATGGTACTAACTCTTTTGTTAAAGAGATTCAGTCTAAACTTGAGAAGTATGGTAAATTATCTGATAAACAAGTGTCAGCTGCCATAGGCCAAATCAAAAAAGAAGAAACTAAAGCGGCGACCAAACACATGAACATTCCTACCGAAGGAGACACCATTCAAGTTGGGCGCAAGATTGGTCAACAAATTAAAGAGACATACGGTCTTCAATTCAACCCAACTATCTTGGACATTACTAAAGTTTTGGCAATTTCACCTAAGGCGGTTAAGTTCGCAGGTAAGATGACCGTGAAGCGTTGTAAAGTTTGTATGTGTTGTGCTAAAAGTTTGACTGACGAGTTTTCTATGTTGACTCAAATGGGTAAGACTTGTGCTAAACATATGAAAGTTGAATACATCAAAGACAAGAGTCAGGCGGATCGTTTCCGTGAAGAGTACTTGAAACGAGTTGAGGAAATTGGTGTTATGGAATTTTGGGTTCCTAAGTCTCAACTCAAAAATTGGGAAGGTGATTCTGAATTTTTATTAACTATGTTTGACTAATGTTTGTTAGTCAAACATTTTTTCCATATCTTTGTAGAAATTAATAACTATGATAAACACCATCAAAATCATCTCAGACAAACACGGAGTTTTACTTAACGAAAACTTTGTTGACAACACACAATTCAAGATCTTCTTGAAAGCAGTTCACGGAGCTCTTGTTTTAAATGAACCGTTAAGTTTTTTCAATGGTGACTCCATGTTAGTTCATATCCCGGCATCTCAATTGAAAGAGTGTATCGTTCTTACCTCAACCAAAGAGGTGAGCATTACTGAACACGTAAAAAGTAAAATAGAATCTTTAGTATAGTATTTATTAGTATGAAAAACACAATCTTATTGGTATTGGCTCTTATGTTGTTTTCTTGTAAGAAAGAAGACTTTACGCCTAATCCACCAAATCCACCAGTTCCGATTATAACGGACAGTACTTTGGTTGACTCAACTCTCAGTTTAGCAGGACAGAAGTGGGTTGTGACAAAAATCTTACTCACTGAT